GGCCGCTCGGCCTGGGCGCGCTCGGCCGGCGACAGCCTTCGCCCCAGGACAATGCGGCGGATCGCGCTGGTTACAGCGCGATTGTCAGTGGTGAGGTCGGGTGCCGCCGCCTGCGGCGGCACCTCATCGAGATACGGCGCCACGAAGCGCTGCGTGAACCTGTACGTCGTCACCGCGGGCGCCGCCCGCGGCGACTCTGGCACCGTGATGCGTGGCATCGGAATATCGGGCTCCGCCGGAAGCGGGCCTCGGGCCCGCTCGGCCGCGAGCGCGGCCGCATAGAGCGCCACCTGCTCCTCGCTCGAGCCCGGGTACTTCTGCCGGAACTCCTCGACGGTCAGCATCTAAACAATCCCCGCTATCTTCCGCTGCAAAGGTTTTCCTTTAACCCACGCCGTGCCGCGGCCGCCGACCAGGGCGGCCGCCCCAGCAAACGTCAGGCACAAGGCATCAGCAATGTCGGGCGAACGGAGGCCCCGCCTTTTCATATCGGCCTTCGCTTCGACTTTTATCTTGCCGTTGCTCAGGAACGAATAGGAGGGCCCAACCAATTCAGCCCGCAACTCCTCGCTGCGCGGCAAGCGACACGACCGCTTCGACAGCCACTCCTTGACCTGGAGCCAGAGATCATCCCGAAGCTTGGCGGCAATCGGATTGAGCGCCGACATCTCGGCAACATTCACATCGCGAACATTCATGCCCTGCTCACGCAGCCGATCGGCAACACCCGCCCCCAGGCCAATGCTGTCGACACAGATCTCGGCCGCCTTATCAACACTCGCCTCGTGCATCACCCGACCAACCGTCGCCATCAAGTCAGCACCACCCCACGCCTTGTACTCGAGCACCACATTGCCCTGACGCTTCAGCAGCACACTGCGATCGTCACCGAACCGGGCAACGTCGAGCCCGTAAACCAGCGGATCCTTCACATCGAGCACAACATCGCGGACCATCGCCGAATCAACCAGCTCGGCCGCAATCAGAACATCGTCCTCATGCTCGCTGAACTCACCCAGCACCCGCACCCGATAGGCATTCGACGTCTCGCCATACGTCGTCGCGATCTGCCGCACAAAGTCAGGCGACACCAGCTTGCTGTCGAGACACGACACATGAAGCCGGAACCAGTCGCTGCTCAGTTGATGGTGGGTTTTGAAGAACAAGCCAGTGTTGCGCGTCGGATTCGAAATCAGGATCGTCGTCGCAGTGAAACCCGACATCGATCCACTCGCCGCCTCGAACACCGCCTCCGGTATCGCCGACGCCTCGTCACAGATCAGAAGCACATGCTCAGCATGAACACCCGCCATCGCCTCAGGACGCTCAGCCGACGATGTGCGCGCCGAGATGAACGAGTTTTCCGGTGACGCCTTCAACTCAATGCGATCAGAGAACACCTCAACCTGATCACGCATGAACGGCGGAAGCTCACCAACCCACTTCTTCACTTCCGAAAACAACGCATCAAACAACTGCGACTGGGTCGGTGCAGTGCAAATTTGTTTCACAGGGAAGCGCGTAAACATGAACCAGATCATCGCCCACGCACACGCCGCACTCTTCCCGACACCATGCCCGGCCCGCACCGAGATCCTTCTCTCACCTCTCGCCACCGCCTTCAGAAACCGCTTCTGCCAATCCTCAATCACAAACCCCGGCGTGCCCTTCACCAACAGATCCTGCACAAACGCCACCGGCCGGTCGCGATACGTCGCAACAACCGCATCCCACACCGAGCCCGTCTTTATCGGCGTCGATACCACCTTGTCCTCAGTGCCCCCCACGACGTCCCCACCAGCAACCACATCCGATGCCGCTTTATCTGTAGTTGCGTCATGAGACTTACTCCCCTCGCCAACTTGTTCTATTTTTTCAGACACACCCACGACGCTGGTTACAGCGTCTCGACCAGCGGTCGTGCCAGGGTGAGTATTTTCTAGCGGGGGAGGGTGGCGCGAACGCGATCGCCCCGTCGGGGTGGTCGGCCCCAGGGGGGGGGCTTTCGCTGGACTTGCACTACCGGACGTCGCTGGCCCTGCGTTGGCCCACTTGGTTGTATCGCCTGCGTCGGAGCGCACACGCTCGGCCTCATCATTCAACCTGGACGCTGGCTCTCGTGCTGTGCGTGTGCGCTGCTTCATGGAAGCATCGACCTCGTGCAGGCGGATTCAGCATCCGCACCAAACATCAATATAAGCCTTATGGAATGGGCATCTGTTGGTGGCTACACATCTGTACCCATCATCCTACCCATCATCAACGTCGCTGTCCGCGCTCTTCGCCTGGCTGTCGTCGCTGTTGTCGATCGGCTCGAGCTGGCGCTGCCTCGCCTGGTTGAGCAGGGCCTGCACATGCTCACTGCTCACGCTGATGTTGACCGACTGATCAACCCACATCCCGATGCTCTTGCCGAGCAGCTCTTCGGCTCTCACCGCAGGTCCGTACTGGCCATCGGCCTGAGCTTCGTGACTGATCTCATCGAGACGGCGTTGCACTCGATCCGAATCCACTTTCCAGGCAATTTTGGCCCGTTCCTGGGCGACGGCAGCAATAATCTGAGGTTTCCCGAGGTTCTCGTAGGCGATCTCGGCGGAGGCTTTGGGTTTGTATCCTGCTTTTCGGGCTGATCCTGCTCCATTCCCGGTTCGCGCATATTCCTTCACGAAGCGCTCTTGCTTCACCGAGAGTGCAGCTCGGGACATGCGTTGGCGTGTTTCGGAGGAATGGGCTTTGGGCACTGTCTGGTTTGGCCGGGGTCGTCGGGCAGGCTGGGTCTTGGGCTGGCGGGGAAGCCAGTATGTGTGAGGTCCTGCCCGACGGTATCCGGCTCCCTTACGCTACGCTGGGAGAGAACGGTGTGAGCCTATGGGTAGTGTGGTTGCGTGGCAAGCACAACAAGCTGGGCCATGGTCTCGCGGCTGTGGGAGGAGGCGCCCTTGGGATGATGCGTTGTAATTAAGTTGCGCTCGAGCGCGTGCGCCCTGGAGGCGCGCGCGAGAGAGCGCCCAAGGGGGATAAATCAGTGTTGGGGATGGGACTGATTAGTCCCCTGTTGCGCCACGCGCGCCGCCGGAGGCGGGCGCGCGCTGGCTCTGGCATCCCTTGGATCTTATGCGCGCCGCCAGGCGCGCTACTTACCTACGGTAAGAACCTACAAGATGGTAAAGCTTAGGGGAGTTCCGGAAGTTTTTACCTCCCTGAAGGTTAATCTTCCCGGACGGTTTTGGACCGTAACGATCCGGAAGGTTAAAGTCAAACCACATACGGTTATGAACCGTTTGTGCAGCATTGAATGCTGGGTGTAAAAGCAAAGCCCCAGGCGCGTGCGGCGCCCGGGGCTTTGAAGAACATGTTCACAACCTTGGAAGGATGAGGTGAACAATGGCGCCGAAAATACCGCCTGGTCCATTGACCGGCAAGCGGCCGAATGGCGAGCAGGTCATCGCCCAGATCAAGAAAAACGAGAGTCAGGAGGTCGTGGTAAGGGCTTCGATCCTGAATGGCTGGCCATTTATCGACATTCGGCTGGCCTTTTGGAAAGCTGGCGAACTCCACTACACCGGGAAAGGCATTACCCTGAAGCCGGGAGAGCCTGCTCAGGCCCTGATCCATGCGATTGCCAAGGCCGCACGCGAACTCGGCGATTCACCCCAAGTCACCAATCCCGCTGTAACCAGCGGGACTCCCGCTGTAACCAGCGGGACTCCCGCTGTAACCAGCGGGACTCCCGTCTCACCACCGCCCGCACCTGTAGCAAGCGCCAATAGTGCACCGCCCCCACCTGCCTCGTCGAATGGGACCGCGCGAGAACCCGTGAGCGAGACCGCCAAAATGATGATGAAGAACAATCCCGGCAAGACGCTCGAAGAGCTCAATGAAGACCGCGTCGCACGCGGTAAGGACCCGATGTGGTGAGGAGGCTGTGGCGCTGCTTATCACGCATTTGATTCAGGCGTTGACCATGGCCGCGGCCAGTGCGCAGCACGCCTTCAGCTTGCGGTCCTGATACTCACGGTTCTGCTTCGGTGCGTCGGGATAGCGCTTCAGCGAAGTCGTCGCGTCGTACATGCGTTCCAGGATGTTCTGCAGAAGCGCCAGATCATCGTCTGTCCAGTCGCTCATTGTCCAACTCCCGCGATCGCCTCCCTTACACCCGGCATCACTGTCCCTCCTCGTCAATAATCTCGCTGTAATCAGCGAGAAACCGATGCGGCACGAACTTCCGCCCCCACCGGCCACACCCGCTGCACTGCAGCCGGTAGCGCGTCCGCGCCCGCGTCCACTCGAGCCGGGCGATCGCCACCACCTCGAATCCGGAGGGGCTGTGCCCACAGGCCGGCAGGCACGCCCCACGGCGCCAGTCAGCCAGGCCCTCGAGGTCGACCTTCATCGCTCACTTACCAGTCGCGTTGTAATCAACGCGAGCCTTACCGATTGCGTATTGCATCCACAGGGCATA